TTGGCAGAGATGGTAGAAGAGTTTGGAGTGAACAAGATGATCCAATGCTTAAAATAGGTAAAGGAGTATTACATGTTGGAGAAAGTTTATTACCTGGTTCTTTACCACAATTAAAAAGAATAGGACAAGCCGTCACTGGCAAAACTGCTAAATATGGTGATTTGTATAAATTAGAAGATGAGCTTCCTGGTATATTTGGTTTTAGAACTGTTACATCAGACCCAGCAAAAGCCTTAACTTTTATGACAACAGATTTTGTAAGAGATTTAAAAGGAGCTGATAATTTATTTACAGCGCCGTTATTAAGAGGTGGTAGAGTAACAAAAAAAGATATTATAAACTCTTACAAATATTCACAGGCACAAAGATTTTCTATTTTAAAAGACATGTATAAAAATATAGATGCAGCTCGAACATTAGGTGTGTCAAACTCAGTTATAAATAGAAAAGTAAAAAGAAGAGGTATAAGAAAAGATGTATTTGATCAATTAATGAAAGGTAAATTTACACCAACAAGACCTAGTGATTTTTTTATTAAAAGATTATCTGAAATAAATAGAGATTTAAATCAAAAAGAAGGTGTGCAAGTGCCAAATCCATACTTAGAAGCACTACCTGAATTAAATAAAATTCTTTTAGACAATAGAAATACAAATTTATTAGATGATGAAATTAAATTTTATGAAGATCCAGAACCACCAGTCATACAACAAGAACCACGGATCACGACTCCGCCTTTAAATACAGTAAACATAAGTCCTAATGTAGTTGGTGCACAAGGCCAAAATGTTGGCTTGAGTTTGCCACCTAATTTTGCTAATTTATCAACAGCAGAAAAGTTAAAAACTTTAAGTGACTTGGGAATAAATATTAACTAATTATGGCAATGCAACCAAAAAATACTAGAGAACACATTTTATCTTTGTACGGACACATTTCAGGTGTCAAGAAAAATTTAAAACATGTACACGAAGATGTCGAGAAATTGGGCGGTAAGATAGATAAAGTCTATTGGGTTCTCTTAGCAGCAGCGGGATCTGCTGTGCTCTTTGCATTAAGCATACTATTTAAATAATGAATCTTACACGTAATTTCACCCTCTCAGAGTTAATCAAAAGCGACACTGCTATACGTAAAGGCATTAACAATAACCCTAACGCAGAGCAAATAGAAAAATTAAAAGCATTGTGTGAAAATATTTTACAGCCAATACGTGACCATTTTGGCAGGGTAAAGATAACTAGCGGTTTCCGTAGCGTAGAGTTATGTATCGCTATCGGTAGCTCAAGCAATTCACAGCATGCCAAGGCTGAGGCCGCGGACTTCGAATGTGTTGGCGTTGACAACGCTGAGCTTTTTGATTGGATTAAAAATAACCTCGAGCCAGATCAATTGATCCTCGAGTTCTACACTCCTGGCGAACCCAACTCGGGCTGGATCCACTGCAGCTGGATACCTGAAGGTAGACGTGCATCATTCTTACATGCATTTAGATCAGAGGGTAAAACAAAATACAAACCCATACTTGGATCGGCAAGAGACATAGTTTAAATCCAATCTCTTAATTCTTCTCCCAAAACTTCTGATGCTATATTAATTTTTTTACGTAAAGCTTTTACAATTTTTTCATCAACAGTTTTTTCTGTAATTAAATCAACATAAGTTACAGCTTTCTTTTGACCTATACGGTGAGCCCTATCTTCTGACTGTAATCTTTTTTCTAAATCATAACCATTAGAATAGTATATAACAGTATTTGCAGCTGTAAGTGTAATACCATAACCACCAGTTTGTGGTGTGCCAATTAAAAATCTACACTTATCATTTTTTTGAAACTTACGTATATTATCTTGTCTCTCCTCTTGCGGTGTCAAACCATAATAAGTAACCACAGAGTCTTCGTCATACTCTTTAACAATGGCTTTTTTAATTTCTGATATGTCGTGTTGATAATTAGCCCATATTATAGCTTTGCCCTCTGTTTCTTCTAAAACATTCATTAGCTCCGTTACTCTATTATTTTTAATTAATTGTATGCTACCATCATCAGCTGTAAAATGACCACAAGTTATTTGGTGTAAACGCATTAATTGTGTGAGAACAGTAACACTTGTAACTTGTTTACCATTTAAAATTGCAAGAGCGGTTGTTTTCATTTGTTGATAAAGTTTAGATTGTTCAGGAGTTAAATTTATATTTCTTTTAACATAAATTTTATCGGGTAAATCTAAACAATCTTCTTTTAATACTCGATAAGAAAAACCTTTTAATTTATCTGACAACTCACCTATATTTTGAAATTTATGCACCACTTGTATTGATCTCCCTCTTGCATGTATTGTTTTCATTTCAGCATATCTATTTCTAAACGCGTAGAATGATTGAAAGTTTAATAACCACGGACTTAAAAATTCACACTGACTATATAAATCTAATGGGTTTTTAGTAACAGGAGACCCAGTCATAATTCTTCTATACTTAGCTAACTTAGATAAATATAAAATATTTTTAGTTCTTTTAGCAGATGAATTTTTTATTGTTGTTGATTCATCTATTGCCATCATAGCTTTATGACAGTTTAAAAATTTTGCTGCAAACTCTGTGCCTTTAGATGTACTTAAAGCTTCTACGTTCATGATTAAAACATGTAGTTTTTCATCAGTTTTAAGTAAACAATTTAAATTTTCTTCTTGTTTTTTGGTTATTAGTGATTGCCACATTACTGACATAATTTCAATATGACTTGGTAAATGTTCAGGTATCTCTTGTTTATACCAAGTGCCTATTACCCCTTTAGGAGCAACTATTAACGCACCATCTATTTTACCCTTATCATATAACATAGCCATATTATCTATTAACACTTTTGTTTTACCTGTACCCATTTCCATAAAATAGGCATAGGTTTCTTTGTTCCATGACTTTTCTAAAGCAGTCAATTGATGTGCGTATGGTTTTGTCTTAAATTTATAATTCATCTTTCTATTGACAACAATATAGTGCATGTTATATTATTTGTCAATGTCAGAAAGTATAGTTTATGTAATACAAGAAATTGCTGGAACTAAAGCAGGCAATCCTAAAATAAATATTATGGGTGCCTCAAAGTATGGTAAATTTAAATTTTTACTATCAGAGTTTTCACAAATAATATTTTCACCTGGTCCACTTATTTATAAGTTAAGACAAGGTTTAAAAAATTTTAAAGAGAGTGATTACTTATTACTAACTGGTGACCCTGCAATAATTTTAGTTGCAGGTGTAATTGCTTCTGATATAACAAACGGAAAAGTTAATTTACTTAAATGGGATAAACAAGAAAGAAAATACTATCCCATATCGATTAATATACATGAGAAAGGAGAGATCGATGAGTGTTAAACAACAAATAAAAATGCCTGACTTTGAGGCAGATCAACAGGACGTATTAGACAAAAGTAATAATTTAAAACTTTTATCTAATGAAGTTCAAAAGATGGAATCTATATCTACAGAAATACAGGATATGGAGGATAAGTTAAAAAAAAGAAAAAAAGATTTAGATCTTATATCTGGAGAAATAATACCAACCATGATGTCTGAGATGGGACTATCTCAACTAAAATTAATGGATGGATCACAGATAGATGTAAAGCCGTTCTATAATGCTACAATTACTCAAGCAAATAAAGAAGCGGCTTACAACTGGCTTCGAACCAACGGACTAGGGGATATTATTAAGAATGAAGTAATAGTATCTTTTGGCCGTGGAGAAGACAACAAGGCAGCAGATTATGCTGAACTTGCGAAGGGTCAAGGGCTTCAACCAACACAAAAATTAAAGGTTGAACCCATGACTCTGAAAGCGTTAGTCCGTGAACGTATTGAGGCAGGGAAACCCATGCCAACGGAAATTTTCAGCGTATTCGTTGGAAATAAAACAACAATAAAAAGGAAAAAATAAATATGAAAAACGAAACAAACATAACGAAGAAAGAAAGTGCTGGTGCTTTAGCTACGAATTTGTTCGAAGCTGATGCAAGCGCTGGATCTCAAAACATGGCGCAAGATGATCTTGCGTTACCTCTTCTAAAAGTTTTAGGGCAGTTATCTCCTGAAGTAAATAAGAGAGATGCTGGTAAATATGTAGAGGGTGCAGAACCTGGAATGATACTAAACTCTGTCACTAAACAATTATATGATGGAGAGAAGGGTATTGAAGTCCTGCCTTGTGCTTATGAGAGAAAATACATAGAATGGAAACCTAGGGAACTTGGTGGTGGTCTTGTAAAAATCTATTCAGTAGATGACCCTATCGTTAAAACAGTAACTAGGGATAAAATGGCAAGAGATGTTTTACCAAACGGTAATTATCTTGAAAATACTGCAAACCATTATGTTATTATTCTTGGAAAGACACCTAGCACAGGATTGATATCAATGACAAGGACTCAACTTAAGGTGAGTAGAACTTGGAATTCTATGATGATGTCAATAAAAATGCAGGGTAAAAATGGTTTATTTACACCACCAACCTTTAGCCACATTTACAAGTTAAAGTCAGTTCAAATGACTAACGACAAGGGATCTTGGTTTGGTTGGGACGTATCAAAAGTAGGCCCTGTATCAGATAAATATGTGTATAACGAATCAAAGAGGTTTGCTGATAAAATTGGCAAAGGTCAGATAGAAGTTAAACACGAAACTGACACTGTAGCACAAGATAATAAACAACCATATTAGTTCTTCATGGAGAGGGGCGTGAATGCGAGAGTGGAAGCGCCCCTTATAAAATATGGAAGAGTTTATAAAAATATTTCAGGGCTTAAATAGGGCTCATGGCGTCACTTATGTAGATAGGAAAGGTGCCGATGGTCAAAAGATAAAAGGTAAATCTTTTGTGCAAAGAGATATGGTCACAGAAAAGATGTGGCACAATCACTTAAACGGTATTGAACCTAGTCTAGGTATCATACCAATCACTGACGACAACACATGCAAGTGGGGTTGCATCGACATAGATTCATATGCAGGTTTTGATCACAAAAAATTAATCAATAAAATAAAAAATTTAAATTTACCACTTTTAGTTTTTAGATCTAAATCAGGTGGCGCACACATATTTTGTTTTACAACGGTTGCCGTTGAAGCAAAATTAATGAGAGATAAGCTAGTATCAGTTAGTGCAGTGTTAGGTTATGGTGGATCAGAGGTTTTTCCAAAACAAGTAGAATTAAAATCAAAAGATGATACAGGAAACTTTCTTAATTTACCATATTTTAATTGTAAAAATACTACAAGATATTGCTTTAATGAAAATGCAGAGGCTGTTAGTCTAGATGGTTTTTTTAATCTTTATCAATTAAATAAGATAACACCTGATCAATTAGAAAATTTAAAAATAAAAAGACCTGAATCAGAATTTAGTGATGGTCCACCTTGTTTAGAATCAATCACACAATCAGAAATAAAAGATGGCAGAGATAGAATATTATATCAGTACATACAATACGCTAAAAGAAAATGGCCAGAAAGTTGGCAAGGGAAAATAAATGCGTTCAATTACAAATATTTTGAAAAACATCCTGAAGGACCTTTAGATGATAAAATAGTTCAGGGAAAAATTAAATTTAATGATGGTAAAGATTTAGGTTTTAAATGTAACGAAGATCCAATGTGTAATCATTGTGATAAAAAATTATGTAGGACTAGAAAGTTTGGTATAGGTGGGGACTCGGTGTTTCCTATATTATCTGATTTACAAAAAGTAGAATTAGATGAACCTTATTATTGGGTTAATGTAGATGGTGAAAGAGTTAAGTTAGATAATATTGATTATCTAATGGAACAAAGACTGTTTAGAAGAACTGTTGCAAAACAAATAAATAAAAAACCAAAAAGGGTAACGGTGAAAGAGTTTGAATTATATGTTGATCAATTATTACGGGGTGTAGAAATAATAAAAGCACCAGAAGGCTCCTCTATAATAGATCAGTTAAAAGAACATTTAGAGGAGTTTTGTACTAATAGAACTGCAGCGCAGACAACAAAGAAAGACATACTTAATGGTAATGTTTACACAGAGGATGGACAACACAAATTTATATTTCACAAATTTTATCATGGACATTTACAAAGAAAAAAATGGCCTGAGAAACCACAGGTAACACAACAAATGTTAAAAGAATACTGTGATTGTAAGGATGATAGAATAAGTATAGGTAAGAAAAGACCTAGTATCATGGTGGTCAATGCTTTTGATAGACCAACAGACAATCACACACAAAAAAAATTAAAAGAGGATTCACCATATTAATATGAGAACAATAGTATTAGGACCACCAGGAACAGGTAAGACACACACTTTGTTAGAAAAGGTGGACGATTATTTAAAAACTACTAATCCAGATCGTATTGGATATTTTGCTTTTACAAAAAAAGCAGCTAACGAGGCAAAAGGTAGGGCGATGGATAAGTTTAATTTATCTGAGGATGATCTACCGTATTTTAGAACACTACACTCTCTAGCATTTAGAATGCTTGGTATTAAAAAAAATCAAGTCATGCAAAAAAGACATTACGAGGATCTTGGCAGAAAAGAAAATTTGTTTTTAGATTACAATGAATATGATGAAGAGGAAACAGGATTATTCACAACTAAAAGTGATTATCTTAGAATTATACATTTAGCAAAATTAAGGAACATTAGTATTGATAGACAATATAATTTAAAAGAACATAATCAAGATGTGGAGTACAACACATTAGTACACTTAGCCAACGAACTAGATAGATATAAAAAAGAATACAATCTCATAGATTATAACGATATGATTTTAAAATTTATTAAATCAGATAAATCACCAAACTTTGATGTTGTATTTGTAGATGAGGCACAAGACTTATCTTTAATGCAATGGGATATGGTTAAAACAATATGGGATAAAACAGTTGATTCTTACATTGCAGGTGATGACGACCAAGCAATATTTAGATGGGCAGGTGCAGATGTAGATTCTTTTATTGCACAGAAAGGTAAACCTTTGCCGTTAACTAAATCTAGAAGAGTTCCAAAAAAAATTCATGAACTAGCTAATTCAATAATAAATAGAGTTGATAATAGAATAGATAAAAGTTGGAATCCAAAACAACACGAAGGTAAACTAACACCATACGATAGTTTTGAAGATGTAGATATGTCTTCAGGTAAGTGGTTAGTTTTAACAAGAACTAGATCTATGTTAGATCCAATTGAAGAAACAATAAGAGATAAAGGCTTTTACTATGAAAACAGATTTAAAAAGTTATACGAAAAAGATATTCAAGAAGCTGCTAGTAATTGGGAAAATTTATTAAAAGGACACAAAGCTAGTTACAAAGATTTAGAAAGAATATCTAAATATATAAGTCAAAGTAAGTGGGATAAAAATAAATTAAAAGGATTAGTTAAAGATGGCTTTTACGATATTGATCAACTTCAAAAAGATTATGGTTTAAAAACAAAAGAAACTTGGTTCGAATCTTTTGATCAAGCAGGACAAAAAAGAATTAATTACATAAGAAGAATGAAACGTAATGGAGAGATGTTGAACAAAGAACCACGGATTAAACTATCTACGATACACAGTGCTAAAGGTGGCGAAGAAGATAATGTTGTACTGTTGACTGATTTAACAACTAATACCAAAAGATCATACGATAAAAATCAAGACGATGAAACAAGATTATTTTACGTAGGTGCAACGAGAACTAAAGAACATCTACATATTATAAGACCAAAAAATGAAAACAAATGTTATCCAATGCAGGAGGTGCTATGACAAATAAAGATATGTTTAAAGGAACAAATTATAAATCCTTAGAAGAACAGGTAGGTGGAAAACACTACCGCAGTATGAAGATTCAACCAGCAGAATTTATTAACGAAAATAAACTTTTGTTTGCTGAGGGGAATGCCATAAAATATATTTGCAGGCATTCAATCAAAGGTAAAGAACAAGATATAAAAAAAGCAATACATTATTTAGAAATGATATTAGAAAGGGATTACTCATGAGCTGGGAAGAATATGTAAAACAAGCGAGAATATCTGAAGAAAATTTTGCTAAAAATCTAGATAGTCCAGTATGGGCAAATACATTTCAAAACATGAAAGAACATTGGGATGTAAAAGGAATGTTTAAAGATAAACTTTATAAGTTTGATGTGAAAGGGATGAAAAAGAAAAATAGATGGGATAAAAATTTTCAAGATGATATTGCATGGGTTGAAGGAACAAATGTAAGAGGTGAACCTGGTTGGGTGAAAGGCAAAGCTGATTACATTGTTTTTGAGAGAAACGAGTATTGGTTGTTAGTGGATAGACAAGAGCTGTTAAATCATGTAATGGATAAATTAAAGGAGAAAGGTTATGAAAAAGGTAAAGGTGTTTATAAAATTTATCAAAGAGAGGGTAGATTAGATAAGATTACCATGGTGCCTTTTGAAGATATAGAAAAACTAGATAACATAGAAAGGGTAAAAAAATAATGCAAAAGCTAATATTTAAACCTCAAACTGAGTGGTTACCACCAACAGAATTTCCTGACCTATCTAAATATGATGAAATAGCTATTGACTTAGAAACTAAAGACCCTGACTTAATGAAAATGGGATCTGGCTCTGTTACAAAAAATGGTGAGGTGGTTGGTATAGCTGTTGCCGTAGAGGGTTGGTGTGGGTACTATCCGATAGCACACGAGGGTGGTGGAAATATGGACTTTAGAATGGTTCTAAACTGGATAACAGATGTTTTAAAAACACCTTCTACTAAAATATTTCATAACGCCATGTATGATATTTGTTGGTTAAGATCCATGGGTCTAACAATCAACGGTAAAATAGTTGATACTATGATAGCTGCTGGTTTATGTGATGAAAATCAAATGAGATATGATTTAAATAGTTGTTCTAAAAGATACACTGGTTTAACAAAAGATGAATCTGCATTGTACGCTGCAGCAAAAGAATGGGGAGTTGATGCAAAAGGAGAGATGTATAAACTACCTGCTATGTACGTTGGACAATATGCAGAAAAAGATGCGTCAATAACTTTACAACTTTGGCAAGTTTTAAAAAGAGAAATAGAATTTCAAGATATAGAATCTATTTTTAATTTAGAGACTGAATTATTTCCTTGCCTCGTTGATATGAAATTTTTAGGAGTAAGAGTAGATGTCGAAGCAGCTCATCAATTAAAAGACAAACTATCATCAGAAGAAAAAGAGTGCCTATTAAAAGTAAAGAAAGAAACTGGAGTAGATACGCAAATATGGGCAGCGAGATCCATTGCACAAGTTTTTGAAAAACTTCGCCTACCATTTGACCGAACCGAAAAAACAAATTCTCCATCTTTTACTAAAAATTTTTTACAGAATCATCCACATCCTGTAGTTAAACACATTGCACGCGCTAGAGAAATAAATAAAGCACACACTACTTTCATAGATACCATAATAAAACACTCACATAAAGGTCGAATACACGCTGAAATAAATCAGTTAAGAGGTGACAATGGTGGAACTGTAACAGGGAGATTTAGTTATTCTAACCCGAACCTACAACAAATACCTGCAAGAAACAAAGAACTTGGACCAATGATTAGATCTTTATTTATACCCGAGGAAGGCCATACATGGGGCGTATTTGACTATTCGCAACAAGAGCCTAGGTTGGTAGTGCATTATTCAGCATTACAAAATCTATACGGTGTTGATAGTGTTTTAGATTCTTACAATGAGGGTAATGCTGATTTTCATACTATTGTTGCTGACATGGCACAGATACCTAGATCACAGGCCAAGACAATTAATCTTGGATTGTTTTATGGTATGGGTAAAAATAAATTACAAGCAGAGCTGGGTGTATCAAAAGAAAAGTCAGATGAACTATTTAAACAATATCATGAAAAAGTACCTTTTGTTAAAATGTTAATGGACAATGTTATGCAACGAGCACAAAGTAGAGGACAGATAAGAACTCTACTTGGTCGTTTATGTAGGTTTCATTTATGGGAACCAAATATGTTTGGCATGCACAAAGCATTACCACACGATGCAGCGCTCATGGAACACGGACCAGGAATAAGAAGAGCTTTTACTTATAAGGCACTTAATAAATTAATTCAGGGCTCAGCTGCAGACATGACAAAAAAAGCTATGTTAGAACTATATAAAGAGGGCATCATACCTCATATACAAGTTCACGATGAACTTGATATATCTGTTAAATCAAAGGAACACGCTGATAAAATAAAACAAATTATGGAATCAGCCGTAGATTTAGAAGTGCCAAATAAGGTAGACTATGAATCTGGTCCTAATTGGGGTACAATAAAGTGAGGATAAACTATGGCTTATTTAAATGCAAATATACCTGTAGAGTATGCACAGATAAGAAAAGAGTATTTATATGATCTTAAAAAACATAAAGGCGAAGTTGAAGATTGTATTATCTTTGGTGTCACCGCGATTACAGGAAAAGCACTCTTGTTCCATGCCATCATGGAAAACGGTGCAATCTTTTATCGCTTACCAATTTCGGCTTTTATTCAACGTGGCTTTGAACCGAAAACTGTTCCGATTAGAAGACTTGACGAGTTACAGTTATGGAATTCTTTTTCTTATTATCCTGCTGTTACTACTTGGGATATTTTAGAATCACAAGCAGGTAAATACATAGGTAAAGATAAAAAATGGCACTACGGTAAATACTTATTTACTGTTGACTTTGCACACCCAGACCCTAATATACTAGACACTGATCATTCTGAGATCCCGCACGAACATAAGTGCGCACACGTACTTGCATTAAATGATGGCAATTACGCAGCTCAACCCAACAATAGATTAATTTGGGATATACCTTCTTTCACAGTTAAGGACCAAGTCCCTGACTGGAAAGTACAAACTAACTATTGGAATGTAGAAGACACGCAA